TCAAGGGCGTAGTTTAAATGAATACAACTTCGAATTACCGCTAGTTATCAGTAATGACCACTTAGCACACAGTGGCATTAAGTCACATGATGACATATTGAATGAGTTAGTTAAATTCTTTAACTACGAAAAATCAGTGAAACTTCAATTTAAATCTAAAGAGTGGTATTGGAATGCTTATTTTGAAGGACCAATCGAGTTATTCAGTAAAACTGAAAATCATATCAATGTGGTTAATTTGAAAGTTGTGTTAACAGATCCATACAAGTATTCAGCAAAAGGTAATAAAAATACTGCGATTAGTGATGCAGTAAGTGTTGTTAATACAGGTACTGCAGATACACCAATTTTAGTTGAGGCTAGGGCGTTAAAAGATAGTACCAACTTTTTAATCGCAAAAGGTGAACAAGACTATTTTATGATTGGCAAGTCGGAAGATGCGTATCGTGTAAACAAAGATATTGAACCTTTTAGGTTTAACGATGAATTTAACACTGGGGGATTGAAAAACTGGGCATATATGCCTAACGACACTACATTTGGTAACTTGCCTGACGGTGGTGACGCTATGGGTGGTAAATTTGCTTTATCTGATTTGAAAGAAAGTATTTATCCGTCTGAATGGGGTAACAATACTAAAACAAATTGGCATGGTGCAGCGCTTTATAAATCATTGGGAAGTTCGGTTCAAGATTTCAGAATTCGTTTTAAAGTGATTTTAAGACAACACGCTGGCGTGGGACCCGGGAAAGCTGTTGCATATGTTATTGATGAGAACAATAGAACGATGTTTAGTGTCACTTATGTAAATACTGCAGTTGATAAAAATGAAAGTAGTATTATTGTCTACGCCTATAATGAGCATGGTGAAGCTAGACGTATATACAATAGGTTAATCCCATTTAAATACCACAGAGCAAAGAATGCTCACGTATTTATGTATTTAGAGCGTAAAGGTCAAGACATTAAAATTACCAACTTTAGATACGACATCGATACGGACCCGAATCGCACAAAACCTATCGATAAAGATGTTGTGGTTGTAAAAGATGAAGGTAAGTTTTATCAGAGGCGTGCACGTATCGCCAGAATGTATGTCGGTAAATCAGCTAAACATACAAATTATATGGCTATAAATATATTAGGTTTTAGTTTACAAGAGTTACTGCCTAAACAATCAGATATAACGCCTATTGAAATAAGACAAGGTGATTTAATCCAAATCGATACACACGCACAAAGTGTGACTATTAATGGCGATGACGCATTAAAGTTAAAAGACTTTGGTTCAAACTATTTTAATGTAGAAACTGGTCATAACGAACTAGTTATAAGCCCACCTGAAACGTTTGATACTACAGTTAAGTGGCAAGATAGGTGGTTATAATATGATTCACATTTTAAATTTTAACGATGAAATAATAGATTTTATTAGTCGTTCAGATAATGCAGTTACACGAGCGAAATACGAACGGGATAAATCAAGTGAAATATTGGATCTGGTTGTATTAAGTAAGCGTGCTGAACATTTTAAAAAGCGTAATAGGGTGATTATTCAAGATATTAATGGTGTTTATCGAGAATTTATTATCGAACGTACTGAAGAAGATGGAAAGTATTTACAGGTTGAATGTACGGCATCTTATGTCTCGGATATAAGCACTGCGAAACTTATTATGGCGGGTAAATACGAAAAAATGACCATAAATCAAAAATTATCCGAAGTATTACGTGATACAAATTGGTCTGTAGGTGATTGCGATTACGGTGGCATTAGGACTAACTCATGGACCTCACCTCGCACACCTTATGAAATGATTAGCCAGTTAACCACAAATCATAAACTTGAACCTGACTATGAAATTGTCATTGAGGGTAATGAAGTTAAACAACGTTTGGTTAATATGAAAATACCTAGTCATTTATTTAAAGGCAAAGAAATCGTCTATGGTAAAGATTTATTAAGTATTAAACGTACAGTGGATTATTCAGAAGTTAAAACAGCGTTGATAGGGATTGGACCCGAAAAAGAGAATGGCGACAGAATATTCGTTGAAGAAGTCGACGATGAGGCGCAACAACAGTTTAATCTTCCACAGCGTTATATATATGGTATTTATGAACCTGAAACTGAAGATGACAATATGACGCTAGAACGTTTGCGTACATTGACACGTACAGAGTTAAATAAACGTAAGTCGGCTGCAATATCTTATGAAATTTCAGTTGTAGATCTTGAAAAAGAGTATCCACATGAAATTATAAGATTTGGTGATATCGTTAGAATTAAAAACCCGGACTTTACACCTAGTCTCTATGCCGAATCTGAAGTTATAGGTTTTAAGCATGATTTGATAAGCGGTAATTGCACTTACACATTCGGTAATATCATTGAATATAAAGAGGAAACGTTACGCAAATACTTTGAAAGTAAACTCGATTATATTCGTCAAAAGTTAAATGATGGATTGACCAATGTTAATACTATCGTTGCTGATGTGGTTGAGGATAAACTTGAATATTTCGAACGTAAGATTATAAAAGGTGTTGAACCGCCAGAAAATCCAGTTAACGATATGTTGTGGTTAGATACAAGTAATCCTGATGTGGCAGTATTACGACGTTATTGGGAGGGGCAATGGATTAATGCGACGGCAGAGAAAGCTGAAGATATAGGCGCGATAACACGCGAAAAAGCACTGTATAGCGAATTAACTAATACCTTTGTTAACCTATCCATTCAACATAGTAAATTACTTAATGAAATGCACGATGTCTTAAATAGTGAGTATCTAGTGGACTTTGATTTGAAAGGTGAATTAAATGCCAAACTTGACGCTACTGTATCAATTTATAACAACATTAAAAGCAATCTTGATAGTATGACCGATGAAACTGCCACAATAGGTAAGTTAATCGATACACAAACGTTATTTTTAAATTATAGAGTTGCTATGCAGAATCTATACAATGTGGTTGAACGTGCGAAAATAGCGATTGATAATCGATTTAAATTATTGCAATCACAATATACAGAAGAAAAGTTTAGAGACGCATTACATGAAATAGCAGATGCATTCGGATTACAAGTAAATGACCAAAATCACCTTGTGGGCGAACCTAATGTAGTTGAGAAAGCGATTATTGCATCACGTGAAGATACGAAGGAGCAGTTAAAGGATTACGTGAAATCAGTCGATTATCAAACGAATCAACAAGGCTTGATAGAACGCATGGAATCGGCAGACGCAGAACGTAAGACACTTGCAGGTCAAATCAGTGATAAAGTCACTAAATCAGAATATCAAAGTGGTTTAGATAGTATTAAAATCGGTGGCGTAAACTTATTTGAAGCGTATGACAGTGCAACACATGGTAATAGCGTGCATTCGTCTATAACGTCCACACAATCATTTATAGGTAAGTATTGGGCGACAACGCTATACACTGCTGATTATCTAAGAGAGGTGTTGGAGCCCGGAGAGGAATATACCTATTCTTATGAATTGGAAATTTCAAGACTCTCTGAGCATGATGTTCAATATTCTGGACAGCACGGTATTATTTTTTATAGTGCCTCAAATAGAGATGATACTATTTTAAGCTATCAAATACTAGAAAGAGCGGTAGGAAATAACATAAAAGTCACTAAAACATTTAAAGCTCCTGAGATAACAGATCATAGATTTGTGGCATATTCGGGTTTATACACACCTGATGGACGACTAGGCACGCAACGTGATTCAAACTTAGTAGAAATACGTAATTTAAAGCTAGAAAAAGGAAATAAAGCTACAGATTACACTGAAGCACCATCAGATATAGCACGTGAGACTGATAAGAAGTTGACTGTCGCTAAGACCGAAATATTGCAGGACGGTGAACAAATTGCACAACGTGTATCTAAAGATGTATTTAATGCCAGTAGTCAAACGTTAAATCGTGTGGTGTCAGAATTTATAAATAATACCACTGACGGAATGACATTTAGATTTGATGAGAATGGTAACATTCAATCACATTCAATCGGTCCACAAGGGATTAAATTCGATGCTACAAAGTTTGAAATTAATGACGGTGATGTGGTTGTTAAGAATGGACGTACAACTATTAAAGATGCCTATATCGATAAACTATTTAGTAATCAAGCTACTATTAATAAACTTAATTCAATCGATATACAGGCTCGCACAATCAAAGCCAGTGACAATCAAGCCTCAGTTAATGTTGAGGGTGGCACCATAACAATGAATAGAACCGACGGAGGAAAACTTGATATAGGGCTTGACGGCATAACGATGTACAATAGCGGAGGTTCAAAGCGTTTCAGTATAGATAGATTAATTGTGGAAAGCTCTGCGCTTGGGACATCTAATTCGAATGTTTATCTTGCGGCAAGTAACGGATTCGAGGCTAGGGTTGTTGATAGAGCAATGTTACCTAGCGACGGTTCTATTTCATCATACAAATATTTGCCTATACGTTCGCAATCTCTTAAATTCCCACAAAATAGTAATGGATATGTCGGGGTTGATGGTGAGTTTCGAATAATGTCAGAGGGATTGATTAACGGTACTTATCGTGATTTAAGGGCAAATGATGTATATGCAAACCATATTAAACCTAATGGCATCACTAACTTATATCTAGGTACAGATAATAACGTGCGTATAGTTGCTAAAGGTGACGACAATATTTATCGTGACCTCGTAGCTAATGGTCTTTATGCCGACTTTGTGCAGAATAATCCTAATTCATCATCTAGTAATTTATATTTAAGGGCTGATGAAGAAGTCCGAATTACTGCAAGTGGTACTACGTCGTCATATAAAAATGTTAGGGCAAATGGCTTTTTAGGTACATTTCTCGATGTATCCGCAACGTCAAAAGCAAGTAATATGTACGTAAGACCGGCACCTGGAGGTGCTTTATGCGTAACCCAACGTAATACGACAGATAAATTCTTGGCTGTCAAAGCATCACAAGGCATTTGGACATCTTCTGAAAAGTACAAAGAAAACATTGTTGAGTGGAATGACAATGTACTTCAAAAAATTAAAGATACAAAGCTTTATGAGTATGATTTGATATCTGAAAAAGACACGTCTAACCAACGTAGACA